CCCAGCCCGAGGACGACCGCTGGCGCCGCTGGCTGCGGGAGTTCCGCCAGAACGGTCACTGGCCGTCCGATGACGCCGGGCCCCGCCCTGGGCACCCAGCGTGTCGCGTTCCCCCCGCCATCCTGGCCGAGTTCGGGTTCAGCCCGCCGGCCGCCAATGATCCCGACCTATTCGCCAAAGGAGACGCCGCATGAGCAAGGCAGACCGCCGCAAGAAGCGCCAGCGCTACGCCAAACCCTCGGCCCCCCGCGTCATCGGGGCGAACGACAACATCGCCGTGGCCAACGACAACATGGCGCCGGTGACGATCAGGGGTGTGACTCTGACCGAAGGGCAGGCTTGGCGCTTTGCTGATGCCGAGCGGCGGATCGCGGACCCGGACCTGGCTGTGCAGAGGTCCGGCCACCGGATGCTGGAGGCTCTGGACCGGGAGATTGATGACCGCCTCAGCTCGGCAGCCGTCGATGCCGCTCTGACCGAACGTCGAGGGCTAGAAGCGCTGCGGGGCTATGAGATCGGCAAGTCCAAGATCGAAGGAGCCGTCGGAGCGCCCCGCATCAGCCGTGACGGTCTCGAAACCCTCCTGACGGCGGGCTCGATCTCGCGCACCCAGCACGCAGCCGGGATGCTCTATCGCGCAGATTACGAGCGCATCGACCCGGAGAAGCTGCTGACCCCGCCCCAGCTCGACCCCGAGAAGGTCAGCGTCTCTCATGGCGGCGACAACTGGGACACGAAGCGTCGGGAGATCGAGGAGCGGGTCTTCGGTATTCACTTGATGATCTGCGGCGTCGACGCGCCGACGAAGGATGAGCGCCGCGCTATGCCGCGTCTGCCGGCCAGCCACCCCGCAGCCAGGGCGATCCACGCGCTCGACGAGGTCGCGGGCAAAGGCGCGAATATCAGGGACATGGCGTCAGGAGGAAGGACGCGGGCGCGGATTCGCGACGACCTAGAGTTCGCGCTAGAAGCCTGCGCTATCGTCTATGGATTGGAATGAACATGCCTGGTTTCACGGTGCGAGTGGCTTACGTAGGCGAGGGTGAACACAAACCCTCTGAGCAGACGTTTGACGAGGTGGTGGCCGTCGCGACTGACGACGACGGAAACCTTGACATCATCCGGACAAATGGCCGTAGCGCGCGTCTCGCCGCGACCAGTTGGGGAGCTTTCAAGGTCGTTCGTGTGCCGTCGGCGGCGGATCGCGTCTAAAGGCCCCTTGACAGCGGGGCCAGTAATCGCGGACACAACCCATGGTGCAGCAATGCGCCGAGAGGCCCCAGACCCTGCGTCCGGGGCCTTTTTCGTGCCCCTGACCACGCTCTGAGCTGCGGCATACGGCTGGATCGGCGGACACCCCCACGACATTTCGGAGCCCATCATGGTCCTGATCATGATCGCCTGCCTGTGCGCGCTCGCTGCCCTGGCCGTGTTCGGCCTGCGCGAGGCCCTTCATATCCGCTGGACGCCCGGCCTTGGCTGGACGGCGTCGCGTGAGGTCGAAGGCTTCGGAGGGCTGAGGTAGGCCGTGGCCCGCCCCTCCTCCTTCAACGAAGCCATCGCGAACGAAATCTGCGAGCGCATCGCTGACGGTGACAGCCTCCGCTTCATCTGCGAGGGCGACGAGTTCCCAGAGCGCCGCACAGTGTTCAGGTGGCTCGCCAATCCCGAGCACGAAGCATTCCGTCGCCAATACGCGCTCGCGCGCGAGGCCTCGGCTGATGCTGACGACGACGACATTCGTGACATGGCCGGCCGGGTCGAGAAGGGGAAGCTGGACCCTCAGGCCGCGCGCGTCGCGATCGACGCCAAGAAGTGGTCGGCGGGTAAGCGCAAGCCGAAAGTCTATGGCGACAAGGTCGCGCTCGTCGGCGGCGGAAAAGACGACGCGCCCATCCAGCACAGCCACTCATTCGACCTGACCGCTGCGAGCGACGAGGAGCTGGATGTCATCGAGCGCGTCATTCGTCGAACTGCCAACTCTGGAGGAGATCAGGGCGGAGCGGGCACGCCGGAAGGCTGAGGCCGACCGCAAGCGCCTGACCGAGCGACAGGGAGAGATACGCGCCCGCTGCGACAGCCTGCACGGGTTCATCGAGGAGCATTGGTCGGTTCTGGAGCCCAAGCGACCGTTCAAGACAGGCTGGGCCTTGCGGACCATGTGCCGCCACTTGGAGGCCGTCACCTACGGGCAGATCCAGTTCCTGCTGATCACCATCCCGCCGGGCATGATGAAGTCCCTGGTGCTGGTCTTCTGGACCGCGTGGGAGTGGGGACCGAAAGCCCGCCCCGACCTCCAGACACTGGCCACCTCCTACAGCCAGGCCAACGTCCTTCGCGACAACCTCAAGCTCCGGCGCCTGATCGAGAGCGACCAATACCGCGCACTCTGGCCCCTGACGCTTCGAGCCGACCAGAACGCCAAGGGCAAGTTCGAGAACACCGACAACGGCTTCAGCGAAGCCCGTCCGTTCAGTTCGATGACCGGCGGCCGGGGCGACCGGGTGAAGGTCGACGACCCGCACTCGACCGAGAGCGCCGAGTCCGACGCCGAGCGCGAAACCGCCGTCCGCATCTTCCGCGAAGGCATCTCTGACCGGATGAACGACGTCACCACGTCGGCCATCGTGATCATCATGCAGCGCCTGCACGCCAAGGACGTGGCGGCGGTGGCGCTGGAACTGGACATCGGCTTCGTCCACCTGAACCTGCCGATGGAGTTCGAGGCGGCGCGGACTGGCGACGACGGCAAGGTCACCGGCGGGCCCTGCCAGACCTACGTCGACGGCGAGCTGTTCTTCGAAGACCCGCGCACCATCGAGGGCGAGTTGCTCTTCCCCGAGCGCTTCCCCGCCCCCGAGGTCGCCAAGCTCAAGAAGGCCAAGGGCTCATACGCATGGGCCGGTCAGTATCAGCAGCGGCCCTCGCCCCGCGACGGCGGCATCTTCCAGCGCGAATGGTTCAAGACGGCGTCGATCCTGCCTGCGGGCCCGAAGCGCACCGTTCGCGCCTGGGACGTGGGTGCCACGGAAGGCGGCGGCGATCCTAGCGCCGGGGTTCGATGCACCCAAGTCGGGACCGGCGAAGAGGCCACCTACTACTTCACAGACGCCAAGGTCGGGCAATGGAGTCCTGCGCAGTTCGAGAGCCACCTGAAGCTGACGGCGGCTGCGGACACGACCGAGGTCACGGTGCGCCTGCCTCAGGACCCCGGCGCCGCCGGTAAGGGCTACGTGCAGACGCTCGTGAACAAGCTCCGCGGCTATGCCGTCCGCACCGAACAGCCCACCGGCTCGAAAATCACCCGCGCTACGGCGCTGGCCACCCAGGCAGAAGCCGGAAACGTCTACATTCTGACGACCGGCGACCCCGCCCGCGATGCTTGGATTGAGCCGTTCATCGACGAGCTCTGCTCCTTCCCCTCGGCCGCGCATGACGACCAAGTCGACGCAGCCGCCGATGCCTTCAACGAGCTCGCGCTGCACGCGCCCGGCGTGCTCGACATTGCCGCCCTTCTGTGAGGACCGACCCATGGGTGAAGTGATCACCATCGGCGACGGTCTCGCCAACGCGCTGTCCGGCCTGAACACCGAACGGGACAAGGCGGCGCACAGCTATTACTCCGAGCCGACCATCGACCCTCAGGAGCTGGTCAACGCCTATCGCGGGTCGTGGATGGCGCGAAAGATCGTGGACATCCCTGCGCTGGATAGCTGCAGAAACTGGCGTGCCTGGCAGGCAGCCCAACCCCAGATCGAAGCCATTGAGGGCGAGGAGAAGCGCCTCAACGTCCGCGGCAAGGTGCTGGAGGCCCGCAAGAAAGCCCGACTTTTCGGCGGCGCTGCGGTCTATGCGGACTTCGGCGACGATGCATCTAAGCCCCTCGACGTCAGCCGCGTGGTGAAGGGCGGCATCCGCTTCCTGACCGTCTTCACCCCGCGCCAACTGGTGCCGGGTGAGATCGAGACGGACCCTATGTCCGAGTTCTTCGGGATGCCGAAGGAGTTCACCATCGCGGGCGGGGCGAGCGGCCTGGCGCGCATCCACCCTTCCCGACTGACCACCTTCATCGGCGCCGAGCTGCCCGACAGGGACATCACCTCGAGCGCTTTCGGTTGGGGCGACAGCGTCCTGGTAGCCGTCATGTCGGCGGTGAAGCAGGCTGAGAGCGCCTCGGCCAACATCAACAGCCTGATCTTCGAAGCCAACGTCGATGTCGTGTCGATCGAGGGCCTGGCCGAAATCCTCAAGATGCAGGGTGGCGAGGACAAGGTCCGCGACCTGTTGAAGCTGAACCTGGACGCCAAGTCGAACCTGCGCGCCCTCGTCCTCGACGCCAAGAACACCTACGCCCGCAAGGCTGTCAGCTTTGCCTCCCTGCCCGACCTGATGGACCGCTTCGACCAGCACGCCGCCGGCGCCGCAGACATTCCGATGACGCGCTTCATGGGCATGTCGCCGGGCGGTCTGAGCAGCACCGGCGAGAGCGACCTCCGCAACTACTACGACCGCGTCTCGGCCGGTCAGACGCTGGAGATGGGCCCCGCCCTCTCACGGCTGGACGAAGCCCTTATCCGCTCAGCCACCGGCGCCCGCGACCCGGCTATCCACTACGACTGGAACCCGCTCTGGCAACTGTCGGAGACCGACAAGGCGTCCATCTTCAAGACCAAGGCCGACGCGGCGCGCACCATCGCGGGCAACGGCGGAACCTCAGAGCCGCTCATGCCCATCGAGGCGCTGTCCGATGCCCTGGTCAACGAACTGGTTGAGGATGGCTCGCTGGCGGGGCTCGAAACCGCCATCGAGGAATACGGCAAGCTCAGCGAGCAGGACGACGACAGCGACGAAGAAGCCGCTGCCCTTGGTGAGCGAGGTGCGCCTTCTGGTGAGGCCACCTTTCGTCGACGCCAAGAGGAAGCGAACAGGGTCTAGCGGCAACCCCAACTTCAACCCGCTCCAACCACGTGGCGGTGATGGGCGATGGATCACCACAGCAGGCAAGGTTGAGAGGCTAAAAGCTCTCGCGGGTCAGAACACCATCCTGCACCTACCGATCGCGGACGTTCGGTCGCCCGCTGCCGCCAGCGCAGTCGCCGGGATCAACGTCCGGGGCTTCAAGCACGCGATCAGCAACCAGTTCGTGGCGAAGCTTCGGAAGGACCACCCCGACATCGGGGCGGACGACTTCTTGCGCATACCGGCTGTCCTCAAGTCCGGTGTACCCCGCCTAGCCCCAAGAGGCGGCCCGAATGGCGTCCCTCGTTTGCTCTACCGGGCAAGGATTGAGGGCCAGCTCTACGAGTACGTTGGCGAAGTGCGCGCAGGTAAGCGCCGCATCGACGGGATCACGTTCTACCGGGTGATTTGAGGGAAGTCGGTCCGCTGCTCCGATGCCAAGGCCAGGGAGCGAACGTCCAGAACGGCGCGGACCTAAGGACAAAATACACCCGGCCCCTCCGGAGTTCAACAGATGCAGCTTTTTGACGCCGTCACCCTCGGCGAGCCCAGGCTCACGCGGGACGGATACCTCGTGGCCGACGCCAAGATCGCGCGCACCGGCATCCAGCTCT